CAAGAAGTACACATATAAACTTCTACAGGGAGAATTCCGTCTTGAGGTTGACCTGTCATTAGCTTTGAAACTTTTCTAAATTTCATTGCTTTCATGAACATATCATTTTCACATTCTTCATTATCACATACAATTGGAGTTGTCTTTGTGATATCTATTTTAGGGCCTTGAGCCCCTACTGGTTGTTTTTGCATTGTATAATCGTTTATTTTTTGTTTGCTTTGAATATACCTTTTTGTATTTTATTATTAGTATCAATTTGTCTTTGAATATCTGCTTTCGCAATTTCTGCCATTTCAATTTGAGCTTCTCCAGATACTCTAGTTAAGCATATTCCATCCCAAGCTTCTGTAACAGCTTTTTTTAATTTTATTGTATCTGATTCTACAACCGTTTCTTTAGTTACTTTAGCCTTAGCATAATCTCTTAAAGTCGGGTCTGCTTGATATGTCATTAGTTCTTGCAAACGCTCTGGACTTTCTAATATATAATTTACATTGACTCCTTCCTCAGGCGTGTATATAGGCTCATGAGTTACTGTCTTCTTTTGATTTTTACTAAATAATCTAGTAAAAAATTTAATTAATCGTTTCATAATATTATCTATTTTGTTCTAATATAGCCTGCTCTCTCCAAGCTTGAGCTACTACTACTAAATCATTATTAGCATTTGTTAATCTATGATTTACATCTTCAAGCTCTTTTACTCTTCTAGATAGTTCCTCATTTTCTTTTTGCAAAAATTCTGTTTTAGAATTTACAAAGTTAGGCATAATCTCAGCCATTCGCTTTAAAAATAAATCTGCTGCCTCTGATGGTATATAACCTTTTCCAATTTGAATTTCACCTTCTCTGGTAATTTCAAAAATCACCTCCGTGTCAGGATTCTTGAATGTTAAAATAGAAGTATTATCAAAATGAGATATTTTAGTACTAGGACTGTCAATCTTCATATTCTTCCAAGGCTCAGGAAAATTCATTCTAGACATTTTAGTAAATTTCGTTAAGAATTTTTACAAACATAGCACATACATTTATTTCTTTATCAACTGCAAAAGCATCTTGATATTGAGCTTCTGCAATGATAAGAATAATAGATGCGATGTGACCTGTAGCAAAAGAATCTAAATTATCATATAGATGTCTATATAATGCTGTATAGTCTTTTACTTGAGAATCTGCTAACAACTGACGAATTGAAGTAAACAATTGTTTTTTATCCGGCTTTGAGGCTAACAATTCAATAACCTTATCCATATAATTGGATGCAATTAAAGATTGCTTGTCTACTTTCAATTCGCCTTTAACTACTTGACGCTGGCAGGAGTTAAGTATCCTACGGATATCAGGATACCCCGCATTAATAATGGAAACCAGGTCTTCTGGTTTAAACGTAACTGCTTCAGCTTGAAGAATTTCATTGATGCGAATCGCGACATCTTTCTTTGACGGTGGGGTGATACCAAATACCTGACAACGTGACTGAATTGGATCGATTACTTTTTCAACATAGTTACATGTTAAAATGAATCGAGTCGTTTTCGAAAACGTTTCCATCAAATTTCGAAGAGCTGCTTGCGCATTCGGGGTCAAGTAGTCGGCCTCGTCAAGGATTACCAATTTCCATTGACGAAAGCCTATTGTGCTAGCAAAACTTTTAATCTTTTCTCTAACAGTATCTACATTATTTTCATCTGATGCATTAATATACATCAAATCACAATCTATATTTTTAGCAATTAATTTTGCAAGAGTAGTTTTACCTGTTCCTGCAGTTCCATAAAGGAGCAAATGCGGTACATCACCACTTTCAAGATATATCCTTACCTTTTCTACAATTGCTTGATTACCTACGTAACCGTCTAACTGCTCTGGTCTATATTTTTCTACCCAAAGGGTATGTTCCGAATTTCCAAACATTATGATATTGTTAATTTAACTAAGAAATAAGTTGATGAATAATCAGCATTTGAGAAAGTTACTCTTGCCAATCCTTTAGATGACACTTCTAATAACCCAGTCGCGTCAGCATTTGCATTTAAGATTTCCTTAAACAATTTTGCTGAAAAACAAACTGTGTCCATTGAAGCAGCCTCTACAGTGTCTGTCGAGAATACAATTCTATTTGTATTTACACTCGAGTGGTTGATAATAATTTTAGTTTCTTCGCCATTAGACTCTACACCAAAATTATCTGATTCTGGCAAAGCATTCGCTGCCTTTTTAAAGTTATTTGCGAAGTCTTTATTCAACTCTATCTTTACATTAAAGTCAGGCAATGACTTCAAATTAGGCACTTGTCTGATAACTGATAAATCAGCTAACATATAAGTTACGCTAGTACTAGAATCTTTAAAATTCATTGAGTAAATCTTTTTGTCTACTTCCCCAAAGGTAATATCCATTTTCTCATCTACTGCACTTAACATTTTTACTAATTGTGAAGTCGCGTAAACACCTAAGTCAGCGTCCGCAGCTTCAAAACTATTTAAAACTACCTCGCCAATTACATTTTGGTCAGCACTAATAAAGTTAGTACTTAATTTATTATCTTTCACGATTAATTTGGCACTGTCTGTATTACCTGCCAAGAAGTAACGGTTAATAAAACCTATAAACTTACTTTTTTCCATTTTATTTTTTATTTAACTTAATATATGAATTCCTTTTGAATTTTTGATTAATATTCTTGACTATGTTGAGTTTGTTTATTTTCTTCTGGAATTGGCACTAATGCACATTCCGTTGTCATAATCATAGATGCTACTGAAGCAGCATTTTGCAATGCAACTCTAGTTACTTTAGTTGGGTCGATAATACCAGCAGCTACCATATCTACATACTCACCTGTCTTTGCATTATACCCAAACTCTTTTGCGGACTGCATCACTTCTTTAACTACTACTGAATCTTCTATACCTGCATTGATGCAAATTTGTCTTAAAGGAGATTCAATAGCTTTTCTAATAATTTGTATACCTACAGTCTCATCTTCATTATCGCCTTTCAAAGACTCTAGAGCTTTAATAGTATTCAGTAAGGCTACTCCTCCACCTGGAACAATTCCTTCTTCAATAGCTGCTCTCGTTGCATGTAAAGCATCGTCAACTCTATCTTTCTTTTCTTTCATTTCAACTTCAGACGCCGCTCCGATATAAAGAATTGCGACACCTCCTGTTAATTTAGCTAAACGATCTTGATACTTTTCTTTCTCAAAGTCTGATTTAGCTTGATCGATCTGACCTTTAATTTTAGTAACACGCTCTACAATAACTTCTTTTTCTCCTGCACCATCTACAATTGTACAATAATCTTTACCTACAATTACTTTTGCTGCCTGACCTAAATGTTCCAATTCAGCATCTTCTAATTTATAACCGCCTTCTTCAAATAAAGCAGTACCGCCCGTTAAAATAGCTATGTCTTCTAACATATCTTTTCTTCTGTCTCCAAATGCAGGCGCTTTCACAGCACATACTTTTAAACCAGCTCTTACTCTATTAACTACTAAAGTAGCTAACGCTTCTTGATCTACATCCTCTGCAATAATTAATACTGGGCGACCTGACCCTACTGCCTTTTCTAAAATAGGAAGTAATTCAGCCATCAAACTAATCTTTTTATCATAGATTAAGATTAATGGATTTTCCAATTCACATTCCATTTTATCTGTGTTAGTAACAAAATAAGCTGATAGATAACCTCTGTCAAATTGTAAACCTTCCACAGTCTTCAATTCAGTTTCCATACCTTT